CACACTGGGCAGCCGCAAGGCGTAAGTCCCAGGCTTTTTTTTTCGGTTTATTCACCATCACGCAGGGGGTATGGCTAACAAAAAGTACTTTCCAAACAACTGGCAAGAATACGCTGAGGCCTCGGATGATTGCTTTCAACAGCATACATTCGAGGAGATCATGACATGGAAGGTTGCAGGATGGGAGCTTCCGTCTTCTGTCTACTGCATCATTCGTGAAATGAATCTTAAGACTGGCAAGGTAAAAGAGCATACCTACCAGCGAAAACATGCAGCACATGCTAAAGTTGAAGAGCTACTCAGTACTCCTGACACGGAGTTTGTAGTAGCAGACAACGAGTCCATTCACCACCTTTTTCCTGGCGACCATGCTGACTTTGATGAAAACGGCTGTGATTTCTGATTACGACATTGATGATCCACTCTTCGATGTTGATGATTACGAATTCATGCAAGACCTTGTTCAACCAATTGATTTGAATGGCGACCGAGAGTGAAATTGAAGCCCAGTACGAACTGGAACGAACAGCTATCAGCTGTGGTTTACAACGCCTTCACAAGAACACATACAATGTGGAGTCCAAGGACTATGCCAGTGCCTCAATTTATGGCATAGCCAGCGTTGACACTCTCATTCCTCTTGTTATCCATACGATCGAACAAACCAATTGGAAGATTCGTAAAGGTAACAGTGGTGTAGCATTCAAAGAAATTGCTACTTATCTTGCTGACATCGAACCTTTTGCTGCAGCAGCTATTACTTGTAAGGTTGTTTTTGATAAGGTGTTTAGCCTTAAAGATAACAGCTCCAAGTTTGCTACCATATGTGATTCAATTGGTGCAGCAGTTGAGCAAGAATGTCAAATGCGTTACTATGAGCGTGAGTGTCCTGAACTTCTTAACTTTTTAAAGAAGAAGTACTGGCATCAAGCAAGTGGTACGCAGCAGAAGTTTGTCAACATACGACGAGCTATGAATAGTAGCGGTCATGTGTGGCATACTTGGGGATCTACTGTCCGAGTCAGGCTAGGTAACTGGCTGCTTGACTGTGTATGCAGTGCAAGTGGTTGGTTTACTGTCATGAACGTGCGTCAAGGTAAAAAGACAATCAATCATGTGGTGCCTACTGCTGAGTTCATGGACATCAAGGACGAGATCATGTCCAACGCTGAGCTGTTCAGCGCCATTGCTTGGCCGATGCTGATCCCTCCAAAGGAGTGGTCAAAGGATCAAGAAGGTGGCTACCTGCTGAATGAGGTGATGCGTGGTCATGACATGATCCGACGCGGTAACCAGCTCCCTATACAGGAGGAAACACCTTACCAATTCCTGAACAGGATTCAAGGTGTGTCGTACAAGCTGAATCCCTTCATTGTGGACGTGGCTGAACAACTTCTGGAACTACGCAGGAAGGTGGGGAAGTTTATCCCCATCGTTGAACTACCTCTGCCTCCTAAGCCAGCAGACATTGCTGACAATGAGGAGAGCAGGCATCAGTACAGACGTGCTGCTGCTGAGGTACTGAACATCAACGCTGCAGCATTCAAGCAATCGTGTCGTACACGAATGACAATGGATGCAGCGAAGCGATTCAAAGACAAGGAAAGGTTTTACTTACCTTGGTCATTTGATTATCGTGGAAGAGCGTACCCAATTCCTGCATTTCTTACACCACAAGATACTGACTTTGGTAAGTCATTACTAAAGTTTGCTGATGAAGCATTCATGTATCCTGAAGCTGAGGAATGGTTAGCCTTTCAGGTGTCTACGACTTATGGTCTAGATAAAGCTCCTATTGAAGAGCGTCTTGAATGGACTATTCACCATCACGAGTTGATCTCTCGTATTGTCAATGACCCAATTGGTACGATTCCTGAATGGGAAGCTGCTGATGAACCTTGGCAATTCTTAGCTGCGTGTGAGGAATACTATCACTGCTGTATTGTATGTGATAGACAATTTACTTCCTTGATGATAGCCACAGACGCCACGTGTTCAGGGCTCCAGGTCCTGGCAGGGCTGGCAAGGGATAAGAGTACAGCACAATTAGTGAATGTTACTCCAAGTGATCGACCACAAGATGCATACAAAGTTATAGCGGAAGAGGCTAAACCTCACTGTCCTGTGTCTATTCAACAGTACATGGATAGAAAGGTAACCAAAAGAACCGTCATGACTGTTCCTTACAATGCAAAACCATTCTCTAATAGAAGTTACATTCGTGAAGCTTTGAAAGAGAAAGGTGTCGAGATCTCTAAAGAAGATCTAACAACGACTGTCAATGCTGTAAGGGAAGCTATGTATCGAGTCGTTCCTGGTCCCATGGCTGTTATGGATTGGATCGAAAAGGAAGTAAGAGAAGCATTCCGTAGAGGTAAAACTGAATTGGTCTGGACTACTCCGTCTGGATTTACAGTGACTCAACGGTTAATGAAAAAGAACATTGAACAGTTACAACTACAGCTGCTTGGTAAAGTCAAGCGTGTCTACGTTGCTAACGGTGAGACAAATGAGATTGATGTACGTCATCATTGTAATGCGACAGCTCCTAATCTGATCCATTCACTCGATGCCAGCATCCTCCATCTAAGTGCCATCAAGTTCGATGCTCCTTTAGCTTTAATTCATGATTCAGTCCTGTGTCGTGCCACTGACATGACCAGTTTGTCTGCTATCGTGAGGGAGACGTACTGCTATCTCTTTGCTGATCATGACTACTTGTCTGATTGGGCTAAGCAGATAGGGGCTACGTCTGAACCACCGATCATTGGGACCCTCAAACCTGAGAACGTCCTAGCCTCCACCTATTTCTTTTGTTGATGTCTAAAACCATCGTCACCCAAAACCCTGTTCGTCTTGAAGGTTATCAAGCTGTCTTTCAGCCAAGCAAGTATGGCAAGTTGAATCTTGCCTGCATTGTGGATGAGACCCTTGTCGAACAACTTGAAGCTACTCGCTCTGAACTCCTTGACTGGTGTAAGAGTAAAGTCAAGAACCCTCGTCGTTCTGTCTGTAAACCTGAGCCCTGGGAGGAAGTCTCCAAGGGTATGTATCGAGTGAACTTCCGTTGGGATCCTGACTCTCCTGTTCCCATTGTGGACAGTGAGGGTACTCCGATCACTGAAGAGATCCCTCTGTACTCCGGCAGTCTTGTCAAAGTAGCTTTCCGCCAGAAGCCTTACACTCTTCCTGACGACAGCTATGGCACGTCTCTTAAATTGCAAGCGATCCAAGTCATCCAAGCTAGTGGTTCTGCTGGTGTGGATGGTGGAGATCTTGACGCGACAGAAGCCGCTGCCCTTTTCGGTCAGACTAAAGGCTTCAAAGCAAACGAACCAAACGTAACTCCTAACACCACCGAGGACACCGATGATTTTTGAATACGACATTGTGAAGTCTGAACTTGGCGGGCTGTATGAAGCCACGCTGACTGTTGAACTTCCCCGCATCACTGTTCAGCGCTTCAAAGCTGATCGATCTGATTTCAAGTACGAGATGCGTCGTGCTGTGTCTGAGATCGTCGAAGAGATCATTGAAAAAGCCATCGACGACTGATGAAATACCGCTCAGGTCTAGAAAAGAAAGTCGCTGACCTTCTACAAGAACTGAGCGTTCCATTTGAATACGAGAGCACCAAGGTTCCTTACGTGTTGCAATGCACCTACACACCGGACTTTCTCCTCCCAAATGGTGTCTATCTTGAAACCAAGGGACAGTTCACACCTGAAGATCGTCGCAAGATGCTGGCTGTCAAAGCTATGCATCCTGAGCTTGACATTCGGATGGTGTTTCAAGCCCCTTACAACAAGATCGACAAACGCTCTAAAACAACGTATGCTGCTTGGTGCGAAAAGAATGGCATCCAGTGGTGTGCATTTCATTCCATCCCCATAGAATGGTTCAAATGAAAACCCCTTACGGAACTGTTGAGTTTTACGCTGAACAGTTCAGTGACATCCTTGCTGATGTCGATGCTTTGGAATCCTCTTACGGTGCAAACATTGTTAAGGGATTCTATCAAGCTGTTGACGGTTGGCTTGATTACCACAAAAATCAAACAGAAGCTTACGCAGAGCTTCGTCGTTCCATTCAAGAGGCTGCCCTCAATGGCTGATCTACGGACCATCAAAGACTGTGCCTACTATCTGATCATGGCACTCGACAAAACCTCCTCCGCACAAGACGTACTCGAAGGCTTTGAACAAGCCCTGGATGACTATGAATGTTTCATCGTTCAACCACGAGGAATCAACGAGCGAGAGCGAGTTTTTACGTCATGAGCCCTGTCCGTCTTGCGGAAGTTCAGACGCTAATAGTCTGTATTCTGATGGGCACAGCTATTGCTTTGCTTGTCAGTCCTGGACCCCAGGAGACGGACAAACCTATTCACCATCACGCTCGACCTCAAGGGCAATGCTAAAAGGTTCCGCTTCAAGGCTTACCAAACGAGGCATCAGCGAAAAGGTCTGTCAACAGTACAAGATCTACAAAGACGGAGACGTTCTGCGTTTCCACTACTTTGATGAAGCTGGTATCTTGCTTGGTGCCAAGATCAAAACCAAGAACAAGATCTTTACTTATGAAGGAACAGCACCCACCTGCCTCTTTGGACAACACTTGTTTCCCGCCACTGGAAAACGAGTCGTCATTACTGAAGGGGAACTCGATGCAGCTTCATGTCAAGAAGCTATGTCGGGGTGGCCGATGGTTTCTCTACCTAGCGGTGCCGCTTCGGCAAGGAAGTCGATTCAAAGGGCTATCCCCTGGCTCCAGGGTTATGAGGAGATTGTCCTGTTCTTCGACAATGACGAGGCTGGCCGTAAGGCGGCGGAGGATGCAGCAAGCGTCCTACCACCAGGCAAGACGAAGATTGCACGACTGGAGACACATAAGGATGCTTCAGACGCGCTACAGGCAAACGATTCACAACTAATTCGTGAGGCGATTTGGAATGCCATTCCTTACCGTCCTGACGGCATTGTAGATTGCAAAACTCTGCATGATCTAGTCACTACTCCCTCACCTCCGTCTGATCATGACTACCCCTTTCAAGGACTACAAGATAAACTGCACGGGATCCGGTATGGAGAACTTGTCACGATTACTGCAGGTTCTGGTATCGGAAAGTCTTCCGTTTGTAGGTACCTTGCAACTCACCTTTTACAAAAAGGAGAGCGGGTCGGTTATGTGGCACTTGAAGAGTCAAACAGGCGTACAGCTCTCGGACTGATGTCCTCAGCAGTTGGTAAATCACTTCACCTTGGCGAACATGAACGATCTACTCTCGACGAAGCGTATCAAGCTACTCTTGCTAATTGGAATCTCTTTCTTTTTGATGGCTTCGGTAGTTTCGATCCCGATGTACTCTACAACCGAATTGAATACCTTGCTTGCGGGTTAGATACCAAGGTTATCTTCCTCGATCACTTGTCTATCCTTCTCTCCGGTCTGGAGGGTGAGGAGCGACGGATGATTGACCAAACCATGACCCGCCTGCGTTCCCTTGTGGAGCGTACTGGTATCGCATTGTTCCTTGTATCCCACCTACGCCGCCCAAGCGGAGACACCAATCATGAAGAAGGCGCAAGAGTGCATCTCGGACAACTTCGAGGTTCGGCAGCTATTGCTCAACTGTCAGATGGAGTTATTGCGCTTGAACGGGACCAGCAAGCGGATCGAGGAGCGTCTGGAACGACTGTGCGAGTCCTTAAAAACAGATACTCTGGAGAAGTAGGCATTGCCTGTAAACTTACCTATGATCTAGAAACTTGTAAATTCCATGAAAATGCGTGTGACGAACCTGGGTTCGACCCAACAACCGATTTCTAAACCAAACCCTCCCACTCCTGAAGCAGTTGCAAAGGCACAGTTCGTCGATAAGACTTACCAATGGAAGGGATCTGCGGCGAATAAAGCTGCTAACGTACAACCTAATATTTAACGGACTGATCTTTGTTACCAACCTGTTCATCGTGGCAGGTGTTATCCGTCATTGGAACGACCAATGAGTGCTTACTTATTTGACCTCGAAACAGACGGACTTTACAATGATTGCACCCAGATTCACTGTGTTGGCGTTTATGATCTCGATGCCCGCAAAGCTTTGGTCTACAACGACCAAGGTGATCAAGCTCCGATATCTCAAGCTATTACCATGCTTGAAGGTGCGGACTACATCATCGGGCACAATGTCATAAACTACGACATTCCAGTGATCAAGAAACTTTACCCTTGGTTTAAACCTGAGGGTCAGGTTGTTGACACATTGTTACTGTCTCGTCTCTACCATGCAGACATTCTTGACATCGATCAACGCCGTAAGTGGAACATGATGCCACTGAAACTTTATGGGCGTCACAGCCTTGAGAGTTACGGTTATCGACTTGGCTGCTTCAAACAGGACTTCGGTAAAACGACGGACTGGAAGGAATGGAGCCAGGAGATGCAAGACTACTGCGAACAAGACGTACAAGTCACACTCCACCTATGGAATCATTTCCACAAATACCTGAATGGGTAATCCTTGAACATGACATCGCAACCATCCTCACCCGACAAGAATTACATGGATGGCGCTTTGATGAGAGCGCTGCATGGCAACTTGAATGTACTCTCAGAGGAGAGCTGGAAAGCCTTACTCAAGTACTTCGGGACCGGCACCCTCTCATCGCAGGGAGCGAGTTTACTCCGAAGCGACCTAATCGAACACAAGGATATGTGCAGGGTGCCACATTCACTCGCTTAAAAGAATTCAATCCAACTTCACGAGACCACATCGCATGGGTTCTACAAACGCACTACGGATGGTCACCTTCTACCATGACCCAAACAGGGAAACCAATGGTGGACGAAGTGATTCTGAAGGATATTCAGAACGATTTCGCCCAGATGTGTTCCCGCTGCT